TTATCACTGCTTATAGCAGTACCTATGTTCGTATCAGCAGGCTGGTCGACAGACTCAACAGTTGGCACAGATTACATTTGGAGAGGCGTAAGCCAGACTCAAGGTGATCCAAGTTGGCAACAGAATCTTATGTTTGATACCGATAACGGTTTTTATACTGGACTATTCTTAGGTAACGTAAAGTTAACAGAAGAGACAGATATAGAAACTAGCATGTGGGTTGGAAAACATACTCAAATGGGTTGGTTAGGTTTAGACTTAGGTTATATTAAATATGACTATCTAGACAATACAGTACCAAGCTTTGAGGAAACCTATGTAGGCGTAGACTTTTGGAAAGTTAACGCTACGTGGTTTAAAGATATGGACACCGATTCTGAATATTTGGAATTAGGTTTTGACGTACTAGACCTTGGAAAATGGGGTATGGAAGTCATGCACATGTCTGATACTATGGATTTAGACATGTACGGATTAAAAATGAAGTATCATATGTCAAACAAACTAAAAGTAAACTTTACAGTTTACGAAGAGGAACAACTTGTTTCTTTAAGTTATGTTTGGTAAATGGAACAGGCATTTAGTCTAATAGCTGACCTAGGAGCCCCTATTGCAGGGGCTTTGGCAGCTGGAGTTTTTATATTTATAATCATGAAACAGATAATGTCTGGAGTAGTTGGACAGATAGGTACACTAAAAGGTTTTACCGAAAGTCTCGTAACCAGAATTAAAACAATGAATAATGATATGATTAGATTAGACACTAGTGTAAGTAGCGCTCTAGAACTTACACCAGATTTAGATAGAATTGCTAGAGCAGAAAACTTCGTAGAGGATGGAAAACTAGACGTCAGGAGAGATTAATGGAAACTGTAGTATTTTATGTTGAAGAATTTGGTTTCCCTGTAGTCGCAATGGTGGGACTTGGATATTTCGTATATTATGTCTGGAACACAATGACAAACGTGATTGGGCCAGCAATAAAAGAAATGCATTTCGCACTAATAAAGCTGATAGACCAAATACGTATGCTCGATAACGATATGATTCGTTTACAGCAAAAGGTAAACACTGTTTTACAAATGAAAGAAAATGAAAAAAAGCGTAATAACACTAGTAGTACTAGCAACGACAGTAAACGCAACGGAACTAGTACATAAATTTGGCTCACCTAGTTTTAGTGGGATTAATCAATCTGCACACTATTTAACTATTGATGAACAAGAAAGAACAAGAAAAGAAGCACTAGCACAAAAAGCTCAGGATGCTTTAGATGAAGCTCAAAGAGAAGCTGAAAACACAACACTTGCAAAATTCCTAAGAAACTTAGAAAGTAGAATCTACTCTACACTTGCGAAAGATATCTCGGAGTCCTTATTTAATTATGATACTCCAGGCACCTTAGAAAATCCTATATTTGGAGAAATCTGGTTAGAAGGAAATAGAATCATCTGGATTAACGATGGCGTCAATATTACATTGACTGTCGAAGAATGGATGGATGGAGTTCTACTTTCTACTACTACGATTGTAATACCAGTAGGAGACTTTGGTGGATGTTTTTCAGATTGTGCAAGCGGTTAAGTTACTCTCAATATTATTAATACTACAAGGCTGTGCTGTAATTGGCATGCCTCAATCAAACATGGACTGCGATGGCGATTTCTTAGCCTGTACGCAAGGTCCTGTAATACAGACATCTGCTACAGAGCAGTTGCTGAATTTACCATACCCAAACCAAAAAACTATAGTAGCCGTCTACCAGTTCAATGACTTGACAGGTCAAAGAAAAGGTGGAGATAACATTGCTAGTTTCAGTACTGCAGTGACGCAAGGCCCACACCATATACTAATCGAAGCACTTAGAGATGCTGGTAGAGGTAACTGGTTTGTAGTTGTAGAAAGAACAGGTTTGGATGGACTTACGAAAGAAAGACAATTAGTGCGAACCACCTTTGAAAACTACGGTGGTGGCAGTGATGCAAAAACAATTTTAAAACCCCTGTTATATGCAGGAATGATTATTGAAGGTGGAATAATTAGTTATGACACTAACATAAGAACTGGTGGTAACGGTGCTCGATACTTAGGTATCGGTATGAAAAATCAATATCGCGAAGATATCGTTACAGTAACATTAAGAGCAGTATTAGTTCAAACAGGAGAAGTCTTGTTAAATGTTACAACCACAAAGACCATATTGTCTACTGGAGGTGGAGGCGATGTATTCAGGTTCATAGAACTTGGTACGGAACTTGTCGAAATCGAAAGTGGCTATACGGAGAACGAAGCTGTTGGACACGCCACAAGAGCTGCTATTGAAGCAGCTGTATACGGTTTAGTTGTTCAAGGCCTCGAAAAAGAGGTTTGGGATTTTAATTACTCAAACCTGGGAGAAAAATAGAATGAAAAAGATACTAGGACTATTCGCGATATGTCTATCTTTTGGAGCGTTCGCTGGGAACAATGATATTTATATTACCCAGACAGGTACAGGCCTTACATTGACTATTGATCAAATAGGTGCTACTAACACAGTTGGTACATCTAATTCAAGAGCAACATTGTCAGGTACATCTATGACAGTAGACATAGACCAGATTGGAGATACTAACTCCTTTTTAGCATCTATTCTGCAAGGCAACTCATCTAGTTGGACGTATAGCGTTACTGGTGATTCTAACAGTGCAACTCTTGCAGTGGGAGCAACCGGTGATGTACAAAACTCTGACTTTGATTACATAACAGTTGGAGACAGCAATGTTCTCAACTGGACTCAAGGTGCTGCAGCAACAGCTACTGGAGGTAATCAAGATTTTGCAATAACTGGTACATCTAATAGTATCACTGGTGTATGTGAAGTTGTGGGTTGTATAAATAATTGGGATATTTCTGGTAATAGTAATACTATCAGCACTACCCAAACAGGTTCGGCCGACCATGCTATTACAGTAGCGTTAACTGGTAGTTCGAATACTATTAACATAGATCAAACTGATACTGCAAGTACGAACGTTGCAAACATAATATCTACCACATCAAATGGTACTATTAATGTAGACCAATGCGCATCTGGCTGTTAGCACTTTTTAGTGTTTCGGCCTTGTCAACTGAAATAGGAGAGATATCTGAATTACGGGGTACCGGCGAGATAACTAGAAGAGATTCTGGAAATTCTTTGACTGCAGAACTACAGTCAGATATCCTCCCTTTCGATGATGTTAGAACAGGAAACGGCAGATTAGCCATTGAGTTTTTAGACAATTCAGTTGTAAGACTCACAGAACAATCAAAATTAATCATAGATGAATACATTTATGACCCAGACCCAAGCAAGTCAAAAATGGCACTCAACATGGCGTCTGGAACAGCTAGGTTTATTTCAGGAAAGTTCGGTAAAATGAACAAAGAGAATATAAGCATAAAGACTCCCACAGCTCAGATAGCTATTCGTGGGACAGATTTCACAACAACAGTAGACGAGCTAGGAAGAAGCCTCGTTATACTACTTCCCGATGAATTCGGAAACTCATCAGGAGAAATTACAGTAACAACAGCAGCAGGAGTAGAGGTTCTTAATGAAGCCTTTCAAGCTACTATGGTGTCTACATACGAACAAAGACCAACACCTAAAGTTACGCTTGGCGGTATCACACTTGGAATGATTGACAATATGCTTATAGTAAATAAGCCCCAAGAAGTAGTACAAGCTGTTGAAGAACAAGAAGCAGGAGTATCACCGACTGCCGAACTAGACAAAGATTTTTTCGAAGATGCCCCAGATTTAGACTGTGATGCATTAGTAGAAGAATGTGACGAAGAAGATGAAGAAGTCACAAGACTAGACATTGATTTATTAGGTGTAGAGTTTCTCGTAGACTTATTAGCATTAGTAGAAACTACGAGTAAGAAAAGCTCACAGGCTTCTCAATTAAATGGAGTAGAACTTGAAGGCATTATTGCAGGATTTGATCCAGTATACCAAACCTACACATTTGTTGAAGGAGATGTAATTTATTTTGTACATGAAGGACAAAACAACTACGATATAGGTATCGACACAAATGCAGGTACTTATTTATATATTGACAATGCAGGAGTAATTATGGAGGTAAGTATAAATGGTGCGGGCGATAACGTTATTATTATTAATCAGTCCCCTTAGTTTTGCAGGAGATAATACTCTTACAATAACTACAAAAGGAACTAACAATTCTATTACTACTAAGCAAATAGGTAATGGTAATACTACTTACATTCTCTGTGGTGCAAACTCAGGAGGTACGATAACTGGAGCCTCTTATAGTTCCCATAGTTGTACAAATGCCGTATGGAGCAGTACTGTAGAAGGTAATAGTAATACTGTTAAAATGTATACTGTATGGTCAAACAATATAGGAAACTCCTCTACTATAACGATAGACGGAAATGATAACTATGCTTATATTGACCAAGACGAAGACGATAATACCGTAACTATTACTCAAACAGGTAATGACAATCATGCCGAGGCCTTAGGCTCAGGAGACGACAATGTTTATTCAACTACTCAAACAGGAAACAACAAATATAGTAAAATATTCTTTTTCGGTGACGATTCTAATATCACTGTTTCTCAGTATGGCACTGGCCAACATAATTCTTATATCTATGGGAATGGTGGTGCGCACAATAACACGGCTAATGTAACTCAATATGGTACTGGAAATAAGGATGCAGACATATTCTTTTACAACTCTGATAATGAAGTAGACTTAACACAATATGGAGCAGGAGCTCACGTAGCCAATATGAAATTTTATACAACAGGATATGATGTAGACGTAACACAGTCTGGTGCTACGAATCAATCTTACACTGCAACTTTTAACTGTACGTCAGAATGTACAAAAACAATAACAATCACACAACAATGAAACAAGAAAAACTCTTACAGGTCGTAAACTTATCACCTAGCGAAAGCATGCTAGAAAAAATAGTAGACGTACATCCTATGAAACAAATCTTTTGGATGTCAATAGTCCAAGTATGTGTATTTGGATTTATGTTACTATCTTTCGCAACTATCAATATATTTTTAGAATGAACAAATTATTCAACTTAGGACTTATGTCCATTTTCTTAGGACTCCTTATATGGAATCCTAGCCCTTTACAAATACTAGAACTAAAAGTATTTGACTATCTCATAACATCTGGTGAGCCAGTA